GGTTCTTCTCAGAGGGAGAAGCCTGTGCGCCGTAAATCAGGTGCAGCTTATAGCCGTGGTCCTGACCATCCACATCGTTGCCGATCAGGGTGCGATAGGACATACCGAACATCTTGCGGGACTGCTGGCCGATGGTCACGCCGGGGGCGATTTCAGCGGAGCCGTCGCACTCCTCGAACTCGGGAGGATAAGTATAGGCCTCCACCGTGGCGCCGAAGTCTTCGGCGGAGATCAGGTTCAGATACTTGATGTTGTCCGCCCAGACAGGGTTGGCCTCCGCACCGGAGGGGCTCTCGTTAACGGCGCTCAGACCGTTCCAGGCCACGCCCTTGTCATAGGTGCCGGACTTGGTGACAGGATACAGAACGCCATGATCCAGACCAGTCTCATAAATGCGCTCGCCGATCTGGTCCCACTTCAGTTTACTCATTGCTGTTTCCTCCTTCAGAAATAAAGATTGAATACATCATGATGAAGATTGTCCGCTACATAGTGCCGGTCATGGGAACACCGGGGGAGCAGGGCAATCTTTTGGGGCAAGTCACTGTCAGGATTTCGATAGATCACAGTGACCTGGTAGCGGTTATGCAGTACATAGGGGCGGTTGTCAGCAAAGTTGGGCTCTATGCGGTCCCGCTCATACCGGATACAGTCATAGACCATCTCCGTATTAGAGGGAGGCTGGAAGTAGGCCCGGCATTCCTCCCCCCGCTCTGGGCAACCCAAAACCCCGCAGAGAATGGTGTGGAGCTGAAGTCTACTTTCCATTGTAGATGCCTCCAATCGTTAGGATAAGCCGGGGATACTGTACCTCAACGCTGCTGACCTTCCACTTTTCACCCATAAACACCACATACCGCATCTTGTGGAAGTTCTGCATGGCAAATGGATCGGCGACTATGCTGATCTCATTGGCCACATTGATGTCATCATTGAGGCTCTCAGAGGTCTGGAGCCGGCGGGTGTTCCGAACCAAATCGCCGTAGTAGTGATACTCGACGATCTTGTCTTCCCACACTCCAGGCGCCGTCTCCTCTTTGACTGCATAGCCTACCGGTCCATAAAATTTTGCCATTTTGAAATTTCTCCTCAGGCCCCAGCACCCTGGCCGCCGCCAGTGCCGGAACCGCCGCCGGTAGTCGCAGCCACAGGCTCCTCCAGAGCGATGGCAGACCACAGACGAGTCAGAGCACCAGACAGACGGGTCTCAATCAGGTACTTCTCCTGGTTGAAATCGATGTCAAACTGGTTGAACCGGGTGATCTCGCCACCCTTGGTGGAACCCACGGTGTAGTCAGCCAGATTGACAAAGAGACCCAGCAGCTTATGCTTCTTGTTCTCGGAGTCGGTGCGCTCCAGACCCTCGAACTGCTCAGCGGTGTGAAGTTCACCGATGTTCAGAGCGGCAACCAGATCCGCCTTGGTGTTGTAGATACGGCGGCCGTTCATATCACGGGCCAGCAGCATCACATTGACCAGGTGCGGCGTGCAGAAGAAGTCGGGAGTGCCGGTCCCCTTATACTTCTCGCGGGCATACAGAGCGGCAGTGATGATGGCCTCGGCGTAGATATAGTTCTCACCGAAGTTCATGTCGGTGCGGGTGCCCTGGATCTCGGCGCGGGCAGCCTCAATGTCCACATCGTAGTGGATGGTATAGAGGTCGTCATCCTTCCAGATAGGACGGATATGCTCCTCGTAGATCTTGTGCTCGTCGCCCTCTTCGCGGCCATCGCCGATCATGATGGCGGTGGCGACCTCCTCATTGAGCGCCTGGCGCATCACGCCGTACTGGTACTCGACCACATCGAAATCGGTGATGTCGATGATGTCGTCCCGATTCATGGCATCCGTGATGTAGATGGTCTGGGGGTCGGTGGTGCGCTTAATCAGCTTCATGTTGCCGGAGGGAACCTTGCGCTTGCCCTTCTGGTAACCATGGGCCCGAATCTCGTCGTTGCGGGCGTCCATCTGGCGGGTGCGGATACGGCTGATAGGGCTTTTGTGAACCTTGTTCATGACCGTAGTGACCCAGCCCTGATCGCGGGTGACCAGCTCGGGAGCGCCCGGACGCAGGTCCTTATACTCAGGGAACAGGGACTCGATGTCGTCAATGCCGTGCTTCAGCGTCTCGCTGTTCTGCTCGACATAGGCCTTGAGGGCGGTCTGGAAGGTTCCGTACTGCTTCTTCTTGGCGTCGGCCAGAATGGCCTCCTGAATGGAATGGCTCAGGACAGTATCCTGAGTGTCGTCAGTCTTGTCGAAAACATTGCGCTTCATGGTACTATCTCCTCCTTCGGAATGTTTCACAGTTTTATCGTCGGGCTCCTCCTTTTTCTGACCCTTATCGTCAGAGCCGGAATCGCCCTTGGGGGGCTCGCTCGCCAGAGCAGCGCCGAGAAGGCCGTACATAACCTTCTTCTGCTCCTCGCTCATGCTGTCGACCACGGCCTCCAGGGTGTCGCCGCCCTCGCCGTCATCCTTGGGATTTTCCTTGGACTTGGAGCCGTCGTCGCCATCGTCATCACCGTCGTCGGCGTGATAAAGGCTGATGCTCTCGCCGGTCTTGATAATGACCTCCTGCTCTCCGCCTTCGCCGTGGGCCATGTCCACAAAGTCAATACGAGCCCCTGGGTTAGCTCCTGCCACCACGAGGCTGACTTCACGGATTACACCATGAACCACATCACGGTTCTGCTGCTTGAGCTGATTGGCGTAAATGGAGAGGGCCTCCACATCGCCATGCTGCACCAAAAGCTTGCCGGCTCTTCCGGCTTCCGACTCATTAAAGGTGCAGTAGGCATAGACGCCGTCCTGCCGGTTCTCCAGCAGAGCGTGTCCCAAAATATCGGTAGGGTTGTTGTGCTGGTGGTTCCATACAAGAGGAACCATTTTCCCGTCACAATCCTTAAAGGCGTCCTGGCGGATAGTCCGCCCATCTGCGCATACAAGGTCGTTTCGGGTAGCCCAGCCACTAAAGTCATACCTCAGCTTCATTTTGAACTTTTTCCTCCTTCAGTGTTGGTGCTGTTTCTTCGGACGGCGCGCTCAGATTGCTGTTCCGGAGTTCGTCCGCCTTCGGGTCCTTGGACGGCATCATGCCAATCTTCTGCCGAATCTCGTTCGAGGTCATGATCTCATTGCGGGTGAACTTGTCGGCAATCTCGGCGATGTCATTGACCGGAACCAGGGTGAACGGGTCACGGAAGAACATGATGGACTGCTTTTGTGACCGAGCCGTTTTGGTAAGAAAGGTCCGCTTGATCGCGTCAACAATAGCGGCAAGAATGGGCTCAATCATCCGGCTGTAATAGTTCAGCATCGTCTTGTCATCGGCAGAACCATCCAGAATCGCCTGGGTCAGACCTAACTGGCTGAAAAGCATACTCGTCAGGTACTCGATCTGGGTCATCAGATTGTTGTCGATGGGCCGGTTCAGCTGGACTACCCGCTCTGTTCCATCGGTGTACGCCACACCGTACTTGGAACCGGACAGTTGATCCTCAATATCTTTTCGGCGTTTTTCCGCCTGTTGGCGCCTTGCTTCTGTCTTAATGACATAGGGCAGCTGGATAATCAGGTTGAGTTTGCCTGAGCCGCTCTGCTCGTCAATGGCATCCAGAAGATTGAGTTTCCGGATCAACCTCTGCATCGTAGAGTTGGGCTCATTCATGACCGCATAGAAGGGGTTTTCCACAATAGCGACCATCTCTTTGGGGAGCAGAAGATCCTCCTTTTCTCCCCGTCGGTCGTTGTAGACCCGCACCTTCACATGCTTGGGATACCAGTCCAGAATTTTTCCGGTCCGCATGGTATCAATGTCGAAGGACCCCGTTTCATTGGGATTGAAGCTGGTGTCCACCGGCACGATGGCCACGCAGCCCTCGTCCAACATAGACATGACCACATCCTGGATAAAGGCCCGGCCAGTCTGATCAATGTTGGCCTCCATGGTCAGGCAGTTGTTCAGCCCGGAGTCAATCACTTTCTCAAACCGGCCCTCTTCATCCAGACGAACATGCTGAATCTTGATTGAGGACGCATCCAAAGCGATACGGTTATAGATGGACGAGATGATTGACCGCTCATTTCCCCGGCTGAAGATGATTCGATCCGGGCGGTAGGAGTAGCCCGGACCTACATATTGGCGGTAAATCATGGGGTCGCGATTGAGAAACGCATTCCAGGCGTGCATCAGCCGGGAACCAAATGTCACTTCCATTCCGAGCCCATCACCTCCCTCATTGAGCATAAAAAATCCGCAGACCCGAAACGGCCGGCGGTTGGAATGGGTTTACTTATTCAAATGCCTCCGGATTGTGCTTGTAGGCGATATAGGCGTCCATCATAGCCGCCACAGCGTCGATTTTCTGTTCATATCGCTTTTTCAGCAATTTCCGGTTTCCGTTGGTATCCTCCATGGTGATACAGTTCCCCATGGCGTAGGTCATCAGCTCCTCGTCGAAAAGCAGCATCCGATCCTCGGCCAGCTTTTTCAGCTCGCCCAGAGGAACCGACTCTGTCTTGGCGCCCTGTATCACTTTTTCGATACCAAACGGGCCATTCTCGGCGGCCCACCGCTCCACAAACTCCTTGGCGTTATACGGGTCATAACCGAAACACCGGACATCATAGCCGCAATGGACGATGTGGTCATCCAAATCGTCATAAACCTGCATCATGTCCAGCACTGTCCCCTCCAGGATGACAAGGCTTCCTTCCTGCATGAACTGCTCGTACTTTGCCCGCATTGCGGCGGGGAGCTTGTTCAGAGTTCGGGAAGAAATATAATTCCGGGTCTTTACGCCGAAGTTTCCATTGCGGAGGGGAAAGAGAAATACGAAGGAACAGAAGTCGTCGCCTTGAGAAAGGTCTCCGCCAAGAGCGCAGGGCATCTGCCAGAAGTCCTGCCGCCGGTGGGGGAGAGTCTCTTCATAGGTGAAATAGTAGGTATAGCCCTCCATGGGGAGCCCAAACCGTTTTGCTAAAATATCGTTTCTGGCGGCCGGCGCCTTCTCAGCGCGCTCCACATCCAGCTGATAGGTCTCATAGCTGACAGTCTTCCCGATGTTGGGGTTGGCCTTCAGCCACATCTCCGGATAGGCCACTTCATCCACAGAATCCAGCTTATACCACCAGATGGAGACATGGGGATTGAAGTAATCCCCTTTGAGAATGTTCATCAACTCCATTTTGATAGTATCGCCGGCTCCGTTTCGGACTGTGCCCTCTGAACTGGTGGCTATAATAAGGTAATCGTCCACCTTGGAAGCTCCCTGCTCGATTGCGCCAATCACATCCTCCCGGATGTCGCCGGAAAGCCACTCGTCTACCGTGGCAATCTTACAGCGCAGACCCTGGAGCTTGTTGATGGACATGGGACGGATCTCAATGAGAGAACCGGTCAGAAAGTTTTCAATACCTTTCTTGGTGGAAGCCAGCTTTACCCGGTTGGCTCTGGAACCAGTGGTATTCTGGAGAGAGCCTTCCGTCAGGAACTGGAACAGAGGCCCTCTCGCCCGGGTAATTGCGGTGCGGATAGGGGACATGACCTCCTCGGCCAGCTTCATGGTTGGGGCGGTAGTGATTTGATGGGTGGTTGTAGTATCCACATTCTCAAAGAAAGATTGAATGCAGGAGTCGTACACTGATTTGGCAGCACCTCTTCCGACAATCAGATACTGCTTGTTGATTAGCCGTTTCTTGATCATCTTCTTGACATAGTGGCCGCCATGCCCATCCGCATTCGGTTCATAGACCGTCCGCTCCACGAAGTAATACCAGCCAAACACCTGCTCGCCCCACAGCTTAAAGCTGTCCAGAAGGTGAAGGTCGGAGCCGTCTGTTAAGGTCATCTCGGCCTCGCAGTATTTGATCCAGCCCTCCACCGCCTTGTCGTCATAGTAGATGCCGGGGTTGGCAATCAGGTCGTCAATCCGGTTCATCTCCATGGAGACTTCTTTGCAGACCGGAATCTCTCCCCGTATCACCGCATCCCGGAATTTACCGTAATAGCGGGGAACCGCGGTGTTCGACAGAGCCATCGGCTCACCCCTTTTTCAGCTTCTGGACTGCCAGCGCGATGCTCAGCGCAGAGCCGCCGATTGCAAGGCCTGTCCCCACCGAATCGATAATCTGGGAGACATACTGCCGCCCCTTAGACACGGAGTCAGGTTGAGCGAACAAATCGTTATACTGCCGTTCCAGCAGTTCCCGGTTGATACGGTCCCGCATCTCCTTGTCGCTCATATTGCTCAGGTCCATCCGAGGCTTGGGCTTGGAAGAGGCGGCCTTCCGGTCTGCCTCCTTCAGCCTGTTAGCCAGGGAAGACGCCGAATCCACCACATCTTTGGATTTCTCCAGGGTGGACTTTGGCTCCGACTCCTTGGACAGCTTTTTGTAAGTCTTCTCCATGTTGAGCCGCTTTACCCGGGCAGCAAGCTCCTCGTCGCTCATGGACTCGGCCTTCTGCTGCTTTGCCCGGCGTTTCCCGGCCGCGGTGTAGGAGCCGTCCTCATTCTGGAACCGACGAACTCCCCACTTCATACCTTTGATGCCATAATGTCGGAGTTCGTTATTCTCCATTTTGAACTTCCTCCTCTCCGCTTGTGTCCATCGGATCTGCTGCAACGAAAAGTCGCCACTCAAACTCACTGATCTGCCGGTTGATAGAGTCAATGGCAGCGGAGCTGAGCGGCGGGTCGAACAGCAGTTTTACTTTTAAGTGGACATAGGATTTTACCAGTGAAAATTTCTTTGGGTCATCTTTGATGAAATCGGCCCAGGTTTCCTTATCTCCGGAAATGAAAAAACCTTCGGCCGGTCCGACCCCAATCTGCATCAGGATTGAAAGTACGGAATTGATGTGCATGACAAGGTCCGGGTCAAAGTGCTTATAGTTCTCGTCAATGCCCAGCAATTTCTTGATTGAGGTCAGGATGCTGTCAGTCATCTCCATAGGCACCTCCTGCTATCGCAAAACGATGAACTTTTTCATGCAAAAGCCATCGATGCCATCCGGAGTGCACACCTTATAAAAGGCATCATTGGACTTGGCCAAATCAACGGCCACTTCATCCAAAGCGGAGAGGACTGCCAGGGCGTCCGCATCAGGTATAGGAGCTTCCAGTACCTTAAGCGAAAAGCAATTCACTACCACGCCGGTAGCCGGTTCTGCTTCCATGGCAAATTCCTCCTTTAATTATGTTTCCAGGGGCAGGTGTCGTTTTTGGTCCGCACAGTTGGGGCGACTATCAGCAGGTTTTCATCCCCATAGTGGATAGCCTGATGGGTCTCGTGAATTGTGGTGATCAGATACTCCGGGTCTAAGATCCAATCGGCGCGTCCGCGAATATCCTCCGGCCGCACCGGGTTCATGTGATGAATCAGCACCCTGCCAAAAATCTCATGGCCTTCGATACCCAGATCACATCCCATGTCTCTGGCAATCACAATGTCCCGTATATGCCTCCACTCTGGAGAACGGTAAAATACCTGGTTGAGATACCGGTCAAACCCAAAGGTCTCCTGACCGACGCCTCCTCCAAGGCGAAGATACCGATACCGCTCAACAAAGGTCGGGAGCAGAACCAGCTCGGAATAGCACTTAATACTCTCCATCCGGCTCTTCCTCCTCCTGACCGCTGTAACTCTTCATGGCGCTGACCGCCTTCTGATAGAGTTCTTCGATATGCTCTTGAGATTTCAGAGAATCCGCCTTGGCCGCGGCGAGGTCGCACTGCTTTTCCAGCAGCCGCTTCTCGATCTGGGCTTTGGTAGACCCCAACTTCAGAAAATGAGTGATGACCTGGGAGGAGGCGGTGCCTTCCATCAGCTGTTTCTCCGCAAGGTCGATGGCTCGGGCGATCAGCTGGTTTTCTCTGGCCTCCGGCGTCAGCGCCGCCCGGGTCTTCCGGGAAGGGCCAGAAGATTGCACGGCCTTCTTCATCCTTGCCACCTCCTCTTGCCGGGTTTGATGATACATGCCGTGAAGTTTTGCTTGGAATAGATAGAGTTTGGGCAGCGTTTGAAGGAGCCCACATAAGCTGATATCGCCGAAAAGGCTGAAAGGAGAAAACCATCGGAAGTTTTGGAGGTAATGAAAAGCACCTATGGCCAAATATCAACCTTGCGAGCTCGTTCAAACGCTGCCCAGACCCAAACTGTTTTTTCAAAAATATCCGCCGGGGAATTTCCGAGGACCGCCGCGATACAGGAGGGGGTGTAGTTTTGGCGAGCCCCCCTATACCTTTTGTGCAGCACAGCGCCTTACATGAAAACTCATACCAGATAATGTTAAGGAACTTAATTCACATAAACAAAAATAGCGATGAAACACGCAATCCTAAATGGAAAGCAATGCTTCATCGCTAAGCGGTCTCCCCAAGGTCTGAGTCCGATGAACTTTTGACCTTTTTATAGATACCGAGGGGGTCGTACTTAATGATGTCGTCGATGGCTCGTTCCAATTCCTGCTCATTCTCAGCATCAGAAAGCTGATCGGAAGGGCGGGCTATACGAGCCAGATAAGAGCAGGAGTGGTAGCCCATGTCTTCGTCGAATCGATACCACGCCTCATATTCGGTGAAGGGGTCATATGGATTATCGACAGTGGTCAACGCACATTGCGACATCTTAGCTCACTTCCTTTCAACTATTCAAATACTTTGAAACCACAGAAGTCGAAATTCCCAAAGCTTCAGCAATCTCGGCATTCGTGCTACCAGAGTTCGCCATTGCCTTGATACGATTGATGCGTGCTTGCGACAACTGAGTCGTTGCTCTTGGGGTAGCGCGTTCACGGACAGTCTTTGGATCAGAGTAGCGAAGAATCTCTGTCAAAGTTGTATCGGAGATTGCACCAGCTTGAATGGCATTCCATTCTCCATCTGTAATGGTAATGCGCGTCTGCTTACCGCTTGCTCCGGTTTGGATACGAGCATCGTTGATAGCAGCACGACGAATCTTAGAGATTTCGTCCTTGTCAGTGATGTTGTTTTCCTCAACCTTGGCTTTGACCCTGGCATTGGCAATACGCTGAGCCTCTCTCTCCAGAGGAGCATTCTTCTGGGCCACTCGAAGAGCTGACATAAGTCGGTCCACTTCAGGCTGGTATGCTTTGGCCGCACTGGCAGAGCGCTTCAAAGTAGGCGTCGAAGCATACTCTTTTCTTGCCCGATTAGCCAGGGCCTTCATTCTATTGGCATGGTCTGCATATAGCTCTTCAGGGATAGTACCAGAGGATAGCTTATGGACATCATCCACGGCCTCTATACGGCTGACCTTAGTGGTGGCCCGAACAGTTTTCCCGGTTTTAGGGTCAACATAGGTTCGCCCAGACTCTTTATAAATCAACTGACCCGTCTCTTTATCGATACGAGGGGAGCCTTTTCTCTCAGGCACATCAACTGTTTGTTTTCGCCTGGAAAGCAAAGTGGAAGCGCCTCCACGCTCCCGCCCCTCTTCATCGGTATACCCCTGGTAGCTCTTCTTCAACTCAGCGATACCGTTGTCTTTTTCCGACTGCCGATAGTCCAACTTATGCTTAGCGGCATCGATGACCACCATGCTGTGCTTAACAGCCCGTGCAATCTCCCCCTCAGGGGCACCTTTTAGGGTCATGTCTGTAATGAGGTTTGAAATTTCCCCCATCTGACGCTGTGTTGCAGCGCCTTTAGACAGAAGACGGACACCTGTTTTGCCCTCAGTGGAGTATTCGGTTTTTGGGTCGAACCCTTCAAGGTCTTTAAGCCTGGGGGTGGATTGAATTTTTACCCTCCCCCCGGTGAGAATGACCACAACCTGGTCACCATCGAAGTCGGCTCCAGACAATCGCTCAGCTACTTTGGGGTTGATGCCCACTGCATCTTGAATGTTCTTGCCCAAAATCGAGATAGCGGATTTGTTCTTATTGTTGACTGTCAGAACCGGAATCTCAAAAGTTCCACCATGGGGGTAGCGGACCAAAGCAACCTGCTCGCCATCCCGGTAGTTGGGGGCATAGATCTCAGTCTCCTTCATCTTAGTCAGAGGAAGAATAACCTGGGTACTCTGCCTGGGAAGCGCTGCCGCTTTCATATGAACCGCCGCCGAATCGCATTCGTCAGCAAAATCCAATAGCAGTTTACGCTTTACGGTCGGATTGGTTAGTTTGGAAATCTCCGAGAACTCGTCTTCTGCATCAGCATAAGTCAAGTCCAGCTGCTTCTTTATAAGCTGGCGAGGCTGCTTGGACAGGAATTGGGATGATAAGTTCTTGCTCATTTTATCCCAATCGCCCTCTTCCTTCAGCTTATTGATAGCGGACAGAGATTTCTTTTCACCCGTAATAGGATCTGTGTATTTGCCATCCGGGTCAGGATAATAGCTCTGGCCACCCGCTTTGATGAATGCGCCGAATGGATTATCTGGGTCAGAGTTAATCTTCTTCATAACATCCATTTTCGGAGTGCCAGAATGCTTATTCGTATTAAAGACAATGTCGGCGCCGTCAGGCATATCATCTGAATACATGGCCATACCCTTCAGGTAATGTGTTCCATCCACCAGAATTCTAACCTGAGCATAGTGGGAATTTCCCAGGTCCAGGTCGGCTACACCACGACGAATCTCAATGACGCCATCTTTAGCAGTACCGCCTTCATCACCATAACGAATTTTCACTCGGCTCGAATCAATGCTGGCCGGATACTCCCGTTTATCCCAGGATGTCCCCCCGTCAGTGGAGTGGTATTCCCCAACAGACTTAACAAGGTCTAAGTTCTGGTAAACATCCTTCTGGTCGATATCGGGTTTCGAGATAACCGGGGTAATAGTGCGTTTTTTCGGGTCATTGACCTGTGGAACGCCGACACCATAGCGATTGTAACCCTCAGTCTCCAAAATGAACAACGCCTCTTGCAGCACTCCAGAGGAAACACCAAGCTGATACTCAACGCCGGCACCCACATCCAAAGCACCTTTTGCATCGAGTTCTTTTTTCAGAATTTCGGCAGTTTCTTGTGCCTTGTTCTTGTTTTGAGCAGTGTTCTCATTCAGAAGAGCCCGAACAGAAGAGTCATTCTTAAACCCCATGATTTCGGCTATCTCGTCCAGAGTTTTGCCATCTTCACGCAAGGACTTAGCACGATCGGCCTGAAGGGCACGCCGCTCATGCTTGGCTACACGAATCTGCATACGGAGATCAGTAGTGGAAAGACCAATCTCCTCTGCAATTTCTTTTTCGCTTTTTTCAAGCCGCTGAAGTTCCTCTACTCGACTGAGAAAATCTCCGCCATGTTGATAGGGATTCTCACCGGAACCCCACGGATAACGCCCTGAGCGTCGCTTCACACCATAGTGCATCAGGATGTCTTCCTGAATGGGGTTCATGGTTACTCCTCCTCTTCTCTCATTTTTTCAATGATCTTATCGGCGGTCACAATCTTATCCATGATAGGAAGAATGTCGGCCACGGTCGGATTGTGATAAAGAACTTGGTCATGCTGGTAGATGCGAAGTTCCATCTCGATCTCGCTTGGCTTATAACGATATTCCAAGCAGAACAACGCGGCATAGACCATCAGTTGTTCCATGTGAGCCGGAACTTCTCCTGTTTTTAGGTCATGAATGCGAAGGACATTTTTCCGAAAGCAAATGGCATCCGCCGTCCCGAAACAATTCGGAGAATAGTAGAGAATCTGCTCAGGGACCATCTTAAAACCGATGGCATCATTCACATACATATTCAAAGTTTTTTGAGATTTGGGCAGCTTTTGCCCCAAAAGAATACACTGGGCAGCAAAGGCGTGAAGAAGTGTTCCCTTCTGCGTCGCCAGATAATTGGCATAAGCATCAGCAATCTTCTCTTCACTGTAATTGATCCAGTGATACTTGCTTGCGCCAAGAAAGGCGTGTTGACCTTCAAGGTTTGAATGTTTGTTGAAGTTCATCCAAAACCTCCTCCTTGTTCTCCGGAGAGATAAACCGAGAAAATGACATCTCGTTCATCTTTCCGACATAGTATTCCTGGTTTGGCCGTCTCTTGGCTTTCGCACTTCGCTTACATTCCAATGAGGCCCATCTCTTTCCATAAAGAATGAGCAGGTCGGGGAGCCCCTGAATCTGGTCCATCTTGAAAACCATACATCCAGGGAATAGCGTTTTCAAGGTCTCAATGAGTCGATCCTGAAAACCACTCTCTAACTTGGAACTTCTTGGCATGAAACAGGCCTCCTTTCTGCAAAAAATAAAGGAAGAGGTGAGGGATGTGTAAAATTGTTGCGACACAATTTCAGTTTCAGCCACGAGTAGTGGTGTTTTTAACTGACATATCTCTCTCCTCTCCATAAAAGAGTCTGTTTTTTTGGCGGAAGACAAAAGAGCATGAAAAAAGCCGAGACACCCGTAAGCATCTCGGCTAATCCAAAAATATCGAGTTGTAAATCATCAGCTATTATTCCTCAAGTACCGAATCAGTATCCAAATAAGCCACAGGCCACCAGTACAAAGGGTCAGGATTACATCCAAAATTAAACCAGCGGTGCTGCGCTTCTTCCCACTACCTCTACTCATGCGATGGCTCCTTTCCATTTTTCTTCTTTTCGTTTTTGCGGTGAACAATTTTTTCGACGCCAGACCTTGCCAGACCAGCGGCATCAGTGACCATACCTTTGGCACGCTCCATCTGCTCCGAGCGCTTGGCAGCTCGCTCCTGCTTGATAGCCGCTTTTATTTTTTCAGCTTCATCAAACAACCTCTGACTTTCATCGATGACTTCTTGAGAAATACACCGAATCAGTACAGTCGTTCCAGGACGGACTTTTTGATTGCATTTGGGCTTGGAGTCGATAACCTGCCCATCAAAGCAGTCTTTATACTTTACTCGGGCCTCTCGAAGCGTAAGCATACTGGGCATAGCTTTCAGACCATAACTGCTCAACAGTTCCATGGCCTGCTCCATCTTCAGAGGAAAGCTCTTGTCATAAAGAGCCGGAATGATAACCAGTTCATTTCCACTGACTTTGTCTTTCCGTTTTTCCATAGCGTCGTTTACAATGGGGGTAACGGCAGAGACAATTCCGGCCACAGCGGCAACGACCCCTGCAATATCTCCTCCGCCTACTTTTCGTTCAGCCACTGTGCTTTCCTCCAATCATCCTGAAAATATAAAAAAGAGTGCGCCCCAATGAAGAGACGCACCCTTGCAAAAGTGTATCCCTCATTGTTGCTACACAAACTCATTGACCACCCAATAGGGCGCGCGAGTAAAGAGAGAAACACTATTTGCCAGTGTTCCCCTAAAGGATGATCAAATATCTGTTTGTGTAGCATAGTCAGTATATCACACCCTGTTTTGAAAGGGAA